AACACGCGCTACGCCGACACCGGACAGCTAGAGTTGATGGCACTTGCGGTGTTCAAGCACTTCCCGCAGGTGCAGAAGGTCCGAGGTGGGCTGCTGTTTGCCATCGCGAAGAAGATGATTAAGGACAGCTACGAGCGCAGTCAGGAGCCTAAGCTGTGGGCTAAGTGGCTGTCGGACTTCGAACGTATGAAGAAGACGTTTGAGCTAGACGTGTGGAACCCTAATCCAAGCGGGCTGTGTCGTCGCCACTGTGTGGTGCTTGAGTGTCCCCATAACGGGAGGAAGTGAGATGCCTAAGGGTCAGTTCACAATCCCCGACAAAGATTGCGCAGTATGCGGGAAGCAATTTACTCCCAAAGTTAATAACCAGAAATACTGCGGGGGCAAATGCAGGAAGAAAAGCACTTATGAAGAGGGTGGATGTATGTCCACTGCCGGGCAGTACAAAGCGATTAGTGGTAATTGGGCGCGGTACTTCAACCGATTGTGCAGGCAAAAGCACAGGCAAAACTTATCTGTAGACCTTTTGTTACGGATAAAAGATACACAAGGTGGCCGGTGCGCATTAAGCGGGGAAGTTCTCACCTGCCAGCTAGAGCGGGGGAAGCGGTGTGGTACTAACGCTAGCATAGACCGCATAGACCCTAAAGGTCCGTACGCGGAAGGTAACATACAGCTAGTATGTGCAGCATTAAATAGGTTACGAGTGGATATGGACATACAGGAATACATTAACTGGTGCAAAAAGGTGACTGACTATGCCCTACGTTAACAAGCCAAGACCATATAAACGCGAGTACCAGCAACAAGTTGCTCGCGGTGAGCATGAGAACCGCATGGAGCGCCAACGTGCGCGGCGAGCCATCGACAAGAACGGTGTGGACAAAAACAAGAACGGTAAAGCTGACAAGCGTGAGGGCAAGGATGTTAGTCACAACAAGCCTCTCAGCCGTGGCGGCAGCAACAAGGACGGCGTGAAGATCGAGAGCCGTGCCAAGAACCGCAGCCGTAACTACCAAAAGAAAGGGCCAAAACCAAAGAGGTAGTATGCAAGTTGTTAAGAACAAGGCGCTAGTGTTTCGGACTAACAACCCGGAGCAGATCACTACGGTGATCCCGAAGAGCAAGGCTGTGGGAGACGGCAGGGTAGTTATTAACTGGGGCATCGAGGAAGTTCAGGTGCTGAAAAACCTGAATATCAAGGCCCCCTCGCCCATTGAAGGGCGCTACGAGTGGTCGGGGCAACACGCCCCCTTTGCGCACCAGAAGACCACGGCGGCGTTCCTGACCCTGCACAAGCGGGCGTTCTGCTTCAACGAGCAGGGCACGGGCAAGACTGCCTCAGCTATCTGGGCGGCGGACTTCCTGATGAAGCAAGGCAAGGTCAACCGGGCGTTGGTCATCTGCCCCTTGTCGATTATGGATTCGGCGTGGCGGGCGGACCTGTTTACCTTCGCCATGCACCGTACCGTAGACATCGCCTATGGCGCCAAGGACAAGCGGCAGCAGATCATCGAGGGTGATGCGGACTTCGTGGTAATTAACTACGACGGTGTGGAGATCGTTGCCGACGCCATCGCGAACAGCGGGTTTGACCTCATCATCGTGGACGAGGCGACACATTATAAGAACCCCCAGACCAAGCGCTGGAAGACCCTGAGCAAGTTGTTGAAGCCAGAGACTTGGCTTTGGATGATGACCGGTACGCCTGCCGCTCAGTCGCCCCTCGACGCTTACGGCCTAGCCAAGCTGGTGAACCCGAAAGGGGTAGCTCGGTTTTTCGGTACGTTCCGCGAACAGGTTATGTACAAAGTCACCCAGTTCAAGTGGGCGCCGCGCCCAGAGGCTACCGATATTGTCTTTAAGGCATTGCAGCCAGCCATACGCTTCACCAAGGAGCAGTGCCTTGACCTGCCGGACATGACGTACGTTAAGCGCGAAGTGCCTCTCACAGCCCAGCAGAAGAAGTATTACGACATGCTGAAGAGCCGCATGGTCATGCAGGCGGACGGCGAGGAGATCACGGCAGCTAACGCAGCGGTGATGATGAACAAGCTCATGCAGATCAGTTGCGGGGCGGTCTACAGCGACGACAACGAGACTTTAGAGTTCGACATCAAGAACCGCTACAACATCCTGAAAGAAGTCATCGACGAGGCCAGCCAGAAAGTTCTGGTGTTTGTGCCCTTCCGCCACGTCATTAACTTGCTGTCAGAACGCTTCAAGAAGGACGGCATTACGAGCGACGTGATCTATGGCGACGTGCCAGCCAAGAAGCGCACCGAGATATTCAAGCGGTTTCAGGAGCAGAAAGACCCTCGGGTGCTGATTATCCAGCCACGAGCCGCAGCGCACGGGGTGACACTCACAGCCGCTAACACGGTGGTCTGGTGGGGCCCAACGAGTTCTTTGGAAACCTATGCCCAGGCCAATGCTCGGGTACACCGTTCGGGACAGAAACACCCGTGCCTCGTGGTACAGCTACAGGGCTCGGAAGTGGAGCGTCGTGTATATAAGTTATTAGATGGACGTATTGATGTTCACACGAAGATGATCGATTTGTACAAAGAATTGCTTGACTAAGTAGAAGATAGCATTTAATGTAAGGGTCTCTTGAGAGGAGAACCCCGATGCAACAGATACCATTAGAGAAGCTGGTGAAGGCGTACATCGCTATACGCAACAAGCGTAGTGAGTTGTCCGCCGAGTTCAAAGCTCAAGACGGAGCGCTGCTGGAGAAGCAGGACAAGATCAAAGAAGCCCTGCTGAACCACTGCAAGGAGCACAACGTCGAGAGCGTAAAGACCACCGAGGGCGTGTTTTACCGGACGATCAAGCGCCGTTACTGGACTAGCGACTGGACCTCTATGTACGACTTCGTACTGGAGCACAAGGTGCCTGAGTTCTTTGACAAGCGTCTGAATCAGACCAACGTGAAGCAGTTCTTGGAGGAAAACCCTGACCTGATCCCGCCGGGATTGAACGCGGAAACGGAATACACCGTAGCTGTCCGCAAAAAGTAAGGAGCTTGTATGCAACCGAAGTATGTTTCGTCTACAGAGCTGGCAGAGCATTTCTCTGTATCAGTTCCCACGGTGCGCCTGTGGATGCGGAAGCACAAAATCCCGCCGAACCTGTACGTCAAGGTCGGGACCGCTTACCGCTTCATGCTGGCGGAGATCGAGCAACACTTCTTCGACGAGAACGCTCGTCGCAGGGCAGCGAAGACAGGTGAGCCAATGCCCGAAGAAGCACCCGTGCAGCAGGCCGTAGAGTCTGTAATCGAAGAGTCTGTGGTTGAAGAGGAGCAAGAGCTGCTTCCCTTTGACGCTGATGACGACCTTTAAGGAGAACGCTAGTGAGCAATGATATGGAGATGTTTAAGGGCAACGCCCTTGTCAGCAGCGACATGTTTGCCAAGCTGAAGGACCTGAACGACAACCTTGCCGGTGGCAGCGGTAGTGGCGGCGCAACGAATCGCCGAATCAGTCTGCGTGGTGGCAAGTTTCGTCAGGTGGTTAACGGCGAAGAGATGCGGGTCAGCAAGAACGACTCCATGGAAATCGTCATCATCGACGCAGCTAAGATCGCTCGGACCTACTACGAAGGCACCTACGATCCCAAGAACGTGTCCGCGCCTACCTGCTGGTCGGCTGATACCAACGTGCCGTCCCCTGACGTGCCTGAAGATCAGCGCCAAGCTAGCAAGTGCATGGACTGCCCGCAGAACGTGAAGGGCTCCGGCCTCGGTAACGGTCGTGCTTGCCGCTTCTCGCAGCGCCTGGCTATCGCCTTCCCGCAGAAACTTGGTGAGGTGTATCAGCTTCAGCTCCCCGCTACGTCTATCTTTGGCGAAGCGAAGGACAACAAGATGCCGATGCAGGCCTACGCGAAGTTCCTCCGTGCTAACGATATGCCCGCCGTGGCACTCGTAACGGAGATGTACTTCGACGAAAACAGCGAAGTGCCCAAGCTGTTCTTCAAGCCCGTGCGTCCTCTAACTGATGAAGAGCTAGAAAAAGCTCTTGAGATGCGCGAGCATGAGGACACGAAGCGGGCCGTCACCATGACTGTTTCACAGACCGATGGGGTACAGAAAGTCGAAGTTAAGGAAGCCCCCAAGCCCGCAGCAAAGCCCCGTGCCAATGCCATCGAGGCAGAGGAGCCCGAGCCTGAAGTCGAGGTAGAGGCAGCGGAGGAAGTCGTAAGCGAGCCGAAGAAAGCG